CAAACAATACGATTATGAATTGTTATTACGGTATACGATTGAATTATAGTTCGTTTAACGCTACTATTCAAAATAATATTATAGTAGATTGTACAAATGATTACTATGAAGATACAATTCCTAAAAATCCTACTTTTATAGGTAATATTTTTAGTGATGATGATATAGTTTCTTATGGTTATGACATGTCTAAGAATCATGTTTTAACAGATCCAGAACTAATTGATATAGACGGAAATGTCTTTATTCCTAGTTTGAGTTCGTCCGCAAAAAACAAGGGAACATTTGTTAACAGTTCTATTGACTATTATAATACAGATAGAATTGCTAATGACATTGGAGCCGTAAAGATTTCTGAATTTGAGAGTTCTAATGGAAATAATCTTACACTAGTTTCTGAAATTGATTTTTCAAAAGAAGTATGACAGTATAGAACTTATCCCAGAGAAACAGTTCAAATTAAAAATAATTCTAATTATGAAATAACAAATATAAAAATTACCATACCTAGTTTAGACTTTATCCTATGAGAGCCAGGAAGCTTGTCGCCAAATGCGACAATACAAAGCGGAGAAAGCTTCCATGTCATGGTAGATTTTAGACCACAAAGTATAGGCTTAATAACAGGAAGCATTCAAATTAGTTATGATATAGACGATTTGAGTTTTACAGAAGCTGTTTCGAACTGTATGCGAGGAACCGGCATAGCTATACCAGAAGCCGATTATTATGTGAGTACTACAGGTTCAAACGCAAATTCAGGAACCGAACTTTTTCCACTACAAACAATGAACGAAGCTTTTGCTCAAGCAACTGCAGGCGATATGATTTTTGTTAGAGAAGGTATTTATGATGAAACTATAACTGGTAATATCAATAATTCTACTGCTAATAATTGAGATGATGCAATTCGTATGGTTGCTTATCCTGGCGAAGAGGTCGTAATAAGTCCATCTGGTGATGATAGATATTGTGCATATTTTACTGCAGCAGATGATAAATATTTCTCATTAGAAGATCTTATCCTTGATGGCTCAAGAGTTTCTTATACGGATCTTTACTATACATCAGTTAAAGCTTTTGCTATTAGTAACAGAGCTACCAACGGCAGGTTGTGGAACTGTGAAGTTAAGAACTATTATGTAGACGGGCTTTCTGCAGCAAGTATTGACGAGCCTGTTACGCTTGGTGGAAGTATAGGCTCATCTGGATGTGAAATCTTGTATTGTGATATTCATGATGTTTCAAGATATGGACTTTATCTCAGTTCGTATGATCACGGTTCTTACACTCGTCAAGCAAGCGCTTGTACATTTAAAGGAAATTATTTCCATCATTTAGGAAGAGGAACTTCTTCTGGATATAAATCGTATTCTTCATACGGCTTTCACTGCAATAATGAAAATAACGGTTTGGATCTGAACAATAATGAATTTAGTGATAACCTAATTGATCATATTGGCAGCGCTGGAATTGTTTTGGCGGGTTTAACAAACTCAAAAATTTGAAATAACATTTTTATCAACTCTAAAGGTGGTATTTGGGCCAATTACGTCACATCCTTAAATAATGAAGTTTATAACAACACTATTATTAACTGCTATCAAGGAATTCGCATTAACAGTACTTCAACCGGAGATCTTTTCTACAATAATATTATTCAGTTTGGATCAGATTCTAGTTATGACATTTATGATCAAGGCGCCATCAGTGCAGATATAAAGTATAATATATACAGTGTGAGTCATGGCGTTTCTAGTATTTCTGCTGATAACTTTGCTGGAAATACCGGAATACATTCGTCTAATTATAGTTATAATAAATACGGAATATCTACTTATTATGGCACTCCCGTTACATTGGACTCAGGATTTACTAATTTCAACGGCGCATGAGTTAACAGATTATCTGTTGACTTCTTTGGAATAGGAAGAACGTTAATGGATTTAGGCGCTGTTGATAGTTTCCATTCCGTTGACACTGGCGGAATTGATGGCGGTAGTAACGGAGGTAATCCTAAAAGTATAGAAGATTTGGAAAAAGATGAGATACAAGTATCAGAGATAGGCCTTTATGTCGAAAAGGTTCAGAACTATACTAATTTTGGTCTCTATGATTTATATTATTCAGAGTATGAAGCTTTAGAATCACCGGTTGAATATTTAGAATTTTTCCCAGATATGGAGTATTATCAACATTATTTTTTCATGCCCGGTCTTATTGACCACAAGTGGTATATTGGATCAGATAAGTTATCTGCCCCATGGGCATATAATTGAGAAGGTGAATTAGTCTTGGGGTCACATGCACCGGTATGAGTACATTTTGGAGCATTACATTATAACCAATTTTATGATAATATGTTTCTGGATATTGCGAATCAATTTTCAAGTATTTCTAAAATCGTAAATGCTTATAATGTGGAGGCTGTTCATAGTGATACAAAAACAAATTTAGATAATTTATGAGAAAATTATATTGAATATGAAAAGTCTATTTTAGATTCTTTAGAAAAAAATCATAAAGATTCCGAGACATTACTTCAGAAGTTGAATGAAATAAATAGTTTTAGACCAAAAATAAATACTATAAAAAATATCTATAACCTAGATACAGACCTAGTTTCTGCCTATTTAATAAATTCTAAAACAAAAAATACATTTGATATTTCTGAAAGTGTGTCGTTTGATAATGATTTATGAAAATTAAAATTAGACCCTATTAAAAATATAATTCCAGATTATAAACTATCTTTAAAAGATAAATTTAAAATTGTAATTATGTCTACGGGAATAACGCTATCTGAATTTGAATATCTTAATAGAATGGGTATTAAATTAAATTTAAGTGACATAGATTCCGATCCTAATATTTTAATAAATAATATTGTAAACGCGGAAATAGTTTTTGATAAGAAATATATTATCGAAAATTATATTTTAGACGGAGAAGAACTATCAATCTTTTTTAATAAAAAAATGTTAAAAAAAGAAATTAAAAATGTAACAGAATGCATAATATATCCAAATTATTTTGAAAAGATTTATATTGATATATCATTTTCTGTTTTACACGATTATTTAAAAACTAATTTACCTATGGGAAAGGAAATGCGAGAAAACTTTGTCGGCACAAAGCAACTCGGTTCGATATATAAGAAGAGTGCAATTACGGTCGTTGAACCTAATACAACTTCAAAGAAAGAGGAAATTTGATAATGCCAGATAATATTAGCGAAGCAACAAAACAGAACTTTATTCAGCTTAAAAATTATATGCATACATATAAACCGCTATATTCTAAAATTATCGGAAAAGGAGAAGCTTTATTCGCTTCGATTACGGGAGATGATTTAGAAGATACCGTAAAAGAATCTATTTTTGAAGGGTTTTATAAAGCAAAGGAATGATATAATTTTTATTCTGTTCTGGAAGAAAAATTTAACTTATCTTCGGATATAGATTTGACTGAAAATACGGGTATTAAAGCGCTTTTGGGTTCTTTAGAATTCTCAATTCGAGGCCTAAAAGATCAAACGAAGAATCTATTAGAAACGGTCTCTGCTGTAACATATAGTCTTTCTTCGAATTCTTTTTGAGGCTTTGAGATGCAGAGTGACATGTGATTAGATAATTTGTATGATCAAATAAGTTTATTAGATGAATTGTATGGGGAGCAGATTAATAAAAATATTTTAGATACCCTCTCTGCTATTTCAGCGAATACGGTTCAATTAGAAGAAATTTATGATAATTTAAATTCTTTAAAACTTACACAAAGTTTTGGAATCTATAAATCAAATAAAAATATAGATAAAGATAGAATCATTATTAATTTAGTTTCTTTAAATGCCACAACGCCTATTGATGCAGATGTTACAGAAAATTTAGAATTTAAAAACGGTCTATCCCAGCTATCATTCGACGACGGTCTTCCTGAGGGAAATTACTTATTAAGTTTTTCAAATAAAAATACAATTGAATTATCTAATATGATTTCATTAGAAGACGGAAGATATAGCGTTCGGAAGGTTGATAGAAATATTATTGGTTGATTGATTAATTATGAGTATCCGATAATTCGATTTGAGTCGGGAGAATCTCGCGATATTATTACAATTGGTAATAGTTTTGATGTTTTTTTTAATAGTAGTTTAAACTTTGCGGCATATGATTACTACATAGAGCCTTTCTCTGTTTTTATGGAAGCTAAAATAAATAAAGCAGATGCTATTTATGACTTCTTCTATGGCGACTATATAGATGAACTAGTTGACGAATCGGATGAAAAAACCATATATAATAGAAAGATATATGACGTTGATGACAAATTATTAGCGATATATAAAATGACCGTAAGAAAAAACGAAAATGGTATTCCAGACATTCAATACGAGAAGATACAATAAATTATGCCAATAAATAATACTTTTACAATTGATTCATTATCCGCTTATGATTCTTTATTAAAGCAGAAAAATAAAAATGTATTACAGCAAGATTTAAAATCTATAAAAAAACACATTGATTATTCTGACTTTAATAATTGAGTTCAATTTGGCAGTTCTCAATTGGAAGTTAATTCTGCTATTGTTGATATTGTACAAGATTATCCAGACTATGAAGAATATTTTAATGATGACACAGAATATATTATTAATGAAAATGGGGAGTGGTCTGGCTTTTTTGATAATAATCAAATCGAATGAACTATTGATAGTATTACATCAGAAGCCGCAGACCATCATGCTTATTTTTGAGATGATGCTTATGTATTAACAAATGTATATGGTATAGGTAGTAATACTATCGAAACAGAAGTGGATAATCCATTTTCGTTATTGGGAGCAGGAGCTTATTCTTGACGTTCTAAAAATACAAATAATGGTGTAAATTTTCACATATATTACCCTCATTATAATGATGTTTCTACAAAACAAACAATTGATCATACAGATAAAGACGCTTTTTATAGGTATACAGTCTTTGTAAAATCTAATTTTGATTATGATCCAGGATCTATCACTGCTGCTCCGGGATTTCATTTTAAGACTCATCATTATAATAAACAATATAATGCATTAATGAAAAATTATAGTACAGAAACTTATATAACTCCTTCTGATACTTATGGCGGGCACAATCAAAGTTTCTTTAAATATGTTAATTTTAGCAATCTCGAGCACGATTCTATGTCATCACTGTCTGCGCATAGATGATATTTATTTGTTGGATATTATTGTCCTCGCGGTTATGATTTTTCTGATAAATCGGTTTCTAGTTGTATTTATGATGTTGCAGAAAAATATAAATTTGGCGATATTCATGGTATAGACATTAGAGATATCGCGCCATTATCGGAAGACGAAGAAAATGAAATTTATGATTACGGCTGTTTAAATACTTATTTTGCAGGAGAAGCTATTACGTCAACAGGTGATCTTTCTGTTTGAAATCCACGAGTTGATAAGCTTGATGGGAATGAACCTAGTATTGATGATATTTTAGATAATAAATTTTATCCAAAAAATTATTGAGAAAAAAATGATGATGTGGAACTTTTATGGGATATTAATCAAGAAGAAGATAAACTATCATTAACCTCGTTAAATACATCGAATTATGGCGGAGTTTGATATAATTTTTCAAATTCTAATTCGCCTTTAAAGAAAAATACGGAATATCAGATAAGTTTGTCTATCAGTTCTTATACTGGTAATTGGAATCTTTATTTAAATCAAAGACAAGATGGGACTTTAGCGTTACCAATTAGCGGAGCGACTACGCAAATAACAATAGGCAGTGATATAACTACCGGAGATTATTCTTGAACGTTTATCACTCCGGACTTAGATTTATTAGAACTAGATCCGGGGAATACTACTTATCCTACGCCTATTTCTAATTATAATCTACATTTAAATAGTGCGATTGCGACACAAAATGAAATTATTATAGATAATATTTCTATAAAAGAGCTTTCAACAACCGCTTCTGACCATAATAAATTAAATGTAGTAACAAATGAAAATTTTATTTCAGAGTATCTTGGATGGCGGGAATCTTCTTCTCATTATAGTGATTATGTTTTAAGAAATGAATTATCGGTTTCTTCTATAACAGCCACTATTACGGGGACAACATATGGTAATAGTACCAGCGGAACTGAATATACAGTAGTTATACCTTATTTAGAACGGTTAACAAACGAATTCGGAACTAATTCTTTATTAAGACCAGAAGACATCGCTGTTTTAGAAGAATTGTTGACTAATGCATCAAACTTTGATAATGCAAATGCAAATTCGGTAGTTAATTCTATACCAACTGTCGTTTCAGAAGTTAATGACGAGCTAGATAGCTTGCTAAAAATAATTGGGCATGGTTTTGATAATTTCTTAATAGCATTAAATGATTATAAGAAGATGTATAATTTTTCTTATAAAATGGACGAGATGCCAAATATAACCGTTCTCGACGCTTTAATTAAAAATATGGGCTTTGATAATATAGTCAATAATCTTAACTATAATATTATTCAAAAAGAAATTTTCTTTGATGGTAATTCATACTCAAAAACGGATTTAGAAAAACTAATAAAGATGTTTTTTGTTAATAATATTATTTATATTCTTAAATCAAAAGGCACGCGAGAAAGTATTAGATCATTTATTAGATTGCTTGGTTGACCCGAGAATTTAATTTCTATTACGGAGCATATGGAGCTAGCAGAAAATATATCAGATTTAGAATATATTTATGATGAATTATATTTTAAAAAATATCCAATTTATTCAAACGGTGAAATAAAAGATATTAGCAGAACAAGTGCAGCCGGTAATAATATGATATATCACTTCGGTTTGTCTAACGTGGCCGGTATTAAAGACGGGACTTGTGACGATTACGAAATTTTATCAGTAGACCACATAGGGTCGCAGGATATTAAGTTGAGTGTGAGCGCTAGCATTAGTAGTTTAGTTGTCAGTTATGATACTATTCCTATTTATTATACTTTTCCTTTGACGAGTAATGATTGAAGTCTTATAGATGATTATGAGCCTTTGTGCTTGATGTTTACAAGAGTTTCGAATAAGAATTATATCTCTTTAAGTTATGTTATGCCCCAAATGAAATTAATAAATAGTGATAATTATACAAGCTTAACTGCGTATAATTACAGGGACAATATTTTAAATACGACATATGAATTTGTGGTGTCAGTCGATTATAATTTTATGAATCTTAATCTAACTTGCGGCGATGCCGCGGCATCATCGAGTTTAGCTCATTACGCTTTAAAATTTATAGATGAACCTAACATTACAGAATTTAATTCGTTGTCTGCGGGCTTTATTAAAAATTTAGATTTATTAAAGTGAGATGCGACGAATAATTTTTCAGATATTTATATGTTTAGAAGTTATGCAGCAGAAGTTGAAGGCTTAGAAATTTTAAATAGTATTCCACTGAGAGACTCTTTAACGAGTTCTAGTACAGGAAGTATCGTATTAAAAGATATCCAATTTATTAAACAGCATAAACTATCTTTGAATTCTGGAATTATGCCGAGTTTCGAGGGCATTTTTATTGATGATATAAATAATGATTTTGCAGAGAATAAAATCAGAGCGAATGATTTATTAAAAATAAATATTAATCCTACAGATGTAATTAATCAGTTTATCGACGGCGTCTTAGCAGCTTCTTATAATATAGAAAACCTAGACGCGGTTTATGCAAAAGCATCAGATATGTATTCAGGACGTTGAAGCGAGCTCAGAACTTTAAAAGATAGAATAACATTGTTTTTAAATACATATGAAGATTCTATAGATGTAAATACTTTTTTCGATGTAGTTTCAAAGGGCTATTCTAACAATATTTTTACTTTGATTAAAAATCTATTGGTTCCAGCCAAAGCAAATTTAGAATTTGGTTTGGTAGTAGAGAATGATAAATTATATGATAAAAAATATGCTTGAAAAGAATTAGAAAATTCTCAAGAAGTAAAAACATCTACTACAGAACATGGCATTTCGCATGAATCAGAAGATGTATTATTGGACGGCGAAGTCATAAGCGAAGTAAATACAGATTCAAATTTATTTACAGATAAAGCTGATATTAATTTGACAATCGAATCTACTACCGGCCTTGCCTTAAACTTGTCTAGTAATTTTATTTATAATATAAATGGATCAGAAGGTACAAATAATTATCTTGCAAACGGAGAAGACGATATTTATAATGTAATCCGAGGAGAAGGATTGGTTATTAATATTGATGACGGAGATGCAACAAGATTAATAACTTTTAATACAGAATACGAAACCTATGATAATATTTATATCGATTTAAACAAATGATGTTTAAGCAAGAAAATCTTTCAAGGTAATGAAAAGCAAATGATAGAGCTTGAATATTATTATAAGTATGATGGGGCAGAATTTGTTTTATTTTCCACTACGGCTTCTCTGAGCCCTCGATATGGAACTAATACGTGGGATTCGCCTAGTATTAAATGAAATATTTCTGCTGATAATATTATAGAAAATCCAGCTCATAAAGAATATTCTAAATTGGTTGTTAATAATGATAGTAATGAACTATTGGGTATTTCAGACGAAAATATATTAGAAATAGGTTTGGATAGATTTGGATTTAGCCTTCCTTATAGTAATGTTAATATGACGATTCCTTTTGGAGATGTTGATCTTCTTGAACCTGCTATAAATATTTTAAATCTGAGCGCCGATGATATTTCTAATAATAATGCAACAAATATTACAGTTAAATTAGATGAATATGGAAGACGTACTTTAACGTATAAAATTAATGATAATATCAATCTAAGCGCAGATGAAACTGTCATTCAAGCTAATGGCTCTTTAAATTTTGGAGATTCGCTTGGTAGTAGTGGAGACGAAGAAATTATTATAAGTATTTTTGCTTCGGATTCATACGAAGGAGAAAAAGGTAACGGATTAAAATTCGGTATTGAATATGATAATAATATTGCAGGTTATGCAATTTCTGAGGTAGACAAAAATAAAAATGTTACAGTAAAAGTAGCAGAAGTTCCCTATACTTTATGAAAAATTAGAGATTGTTTAGATAATAAGCAAATTGATAATGTTTTAAATATAACTTCTCTAAAAACTTCTTTAGATGGCATTATAGATTCAGGAATAACAGCTGATGAATATTGACAATCTTATTTGCTTGGTGAGGTTTACTTAAAAAATGGATCAGGCAAGAATAAACAATCGAACAAAGTTTATAAAATCAAAATCAATAATATATATAATTTAGACGATAGTATAGAATTACCTATACTATTTAAAGAAAAATCTAATATTATTGATGAAAATATTACGTTTGAAGAAAATCAAAAAAATAATAAATAATTGGAGAATAAATAATGGCTTTTTTATCAAGTACTGATAACATTATCGACGCCGTTTTGACAAGAAAAGGTCGCGAGCTTTTAGCTAAAGGTGAATTCAAGATTACAAAATATGCGTTTTCTGATGATGCCATTAATTATGCATTATATGATGCAAACGCCGGCTCAGACGCAGATGCAGATATTTTAAGTCTGCCTATTTTAGAGCCAAGTACTAACGATGGAGCTTTGCATTCATTATTAGTCACTATGCCGGCAGGAAGTCATATAATGTCTTGGATCCAAGTAAATCCGGTCGCAGCTTCTATTACCAAAGATGGTTCAGGAGCCGATACTTTTTCGCTTTTCGTAAAGTCAATGAATACAGATTTTGTAGAAGAAGATTACACAATAATTGATGTTAGTAACTCTGAGAGTTTTGCTGAAAATATTTGATTTAAAGTTCAAGGCGCTGACGGAGTTTCAGGAAGATATATCGGATTTGGATATAAAGGCGATGTAAATATCATAAGCGATATTACGTATACTTTTAAGGTGCAAGGTATTTCTTCAGGATTAATTTCCGATGAGATTACCCTTTCTGTTGCAGCTTTTGCTGGTAGCACTCAACCCGTTCAACCAACATCATAATTAGAGCTTAAGGAAGAAAATAATGGCTTATACATACAAAAAGTTTGTTAGTGATACGGATACCAAGATAAAAGAAAATCAGAGAGTACTTACAGAATTTACTACTGATACTTCTACTGTCGATGGATCAACTAGCGCTTTAATTAATACTATTGCAGATTTTGGCTCTACTAGCGCAGATGATGCATGAGTTGGCGGTCCAACTAAGGGAAATTTATATAATTATCTTGCTGCAAAATTTTATGACGGCAGTAATATTTTAGATTCTGGTGGCAATGCAATTACAATAGCAGGAATTTCAATTCTTGATAGCAGTGTCTTTTCAGATAAAGTAGCTTGTAATTCAACATTCGATTGCGCCGGATCATATACATTAAGTGCTTCTGATGGATCTAGTGATCCAAACACTTGTTTGATTATTAATGCGGCTTCTGTAACCGGGTCTGCTTTCTTGGATTACGGATTGTTTGTCTTTGATCTTAGTACGAATAATCTTGGAGCTACTGTAACAGGAGACGCTTCTGAATATGTAACATCATATATTTATTTTTGTAGAGCACATATGGATGAATACAATTATTCGCTTAATAGTACCTTTTCCACTTCGGCAGATGCACACGCAGGAACATATAGGATAAATGACGATTTAGCTGGCGATCCAAGAACTTATATTACTGGCGTAGGCTTGTATAATGATTCTGGAGATTTATTAGCCGTCGCAAAGACTAACGTTCCTAGACTTAAAAATGATGAAAACGAGACTTTATTTAGAATTAAAGTATCTATTTAATATTTAGAACATTGAATTATGGTAATAAATAAATATGCCAAAGATAAACGGATCTGATATAAATTATGATGCAATTACAAATCTAAACGATTTATACAACGTTAATAAAAAAAATGTTTTATTAACAGACGTTACTTATAATAAATTAGAAGAAATTTTTGAAGAGACTTCGCAAGAGGTCTCTTTTATTAATAATGATGCAGATAATGGCCCAAAATTTATAGACGCCTTCACTCTTAAATCTGATGCAGATTGGAGTGTAACTTCTCATAATTTACTTACGGAAGATGCGGAAACGTTTTCTGAGTTTTCTTCTTCGTCTTTATGATTTGCTTTTCATTCTATGTTTTTTTCAGATAGAGACCCTTCTTTGTCCGGAACAATTAAGCACCCTTGAAAGACATCGACCGTAAGTACCATCCATTGTGTTCATTTGTCTAATGAATTATTCAAAGACTATTTGATTGGATTCGAAAATGAATTAATTTTTTCTTTAACGGGCGAGTTATCTGATGAAACTTTTGGTATTTTAGGGTTTTCGCCATATGAATACGAAGAACTTGTGTTTACAGATGAATTAACTCAAGCCATTTTTCCAACTCATTTTGGAGAGAATCAAATAGCTATAGAAAAATATGAGAAATTATCTATTTCTTATTCAATCGTATCGGCAAGATTTTATTATGGTACTGGATTGGAAGATTACGAGATAGCAAGAGGTATTTTATTTAATGATTATGGCTTTTTAGCATTTTTTGATTTAGAAACGTCGGTCCATATTACAAATTGGGACGATATGAGAGTCGGTGCCGCAAATTCAAGCGTTACTGGATCAGAAAATATTCCCGCATTATATCTAAATAATAATAGTATATTGTATAAAAAATATTATTATGATAATAAATTTGATATAACATGCCCTTGATATGATTGCAATTATACATCTAATTCGACTGCTATCTCCGGAGAAAGCTATATGTTTTCAACAATAGATAAAATAAACGATTTAGCTCTATTAGATGAGACTTCGAGGCCTAGGACTTATATTAATAATATTTTATTGTTTGATGATTATAATAATTTATTAGCAAAATGTTCCTTGCCTGTTCCGATTAAAAAAGATTATCTAAATGAATATAAGTTTAAATTAAAGGTAAGAAGATAAATGGCGCTTATTTCATCCCCAACTAGTATCGCTACGGGCGAAGCCTTAAGCGCAGATCAAGTTCGTGATATTTATACGCAACTTACTGATGGTGCAGGCTGAGTGTCGTTATATGGTATTTCTGCGACAACCTTATCTTCTACCGAAGAAAGTATAAATATCCAGTTCGCGCAACTACAAATGGTACCTATGTGCGGCTTAGATGATTACCATATCTTAAATCATAACGATACACGCCCTCGGGATGTTATTGCAAGATATTCTGAGCTTGATGACTCTATGGTTTTTTCTTCGGTTTCGGGATCATCTAGATTGGTTTTAGTTACTCATATAGAAAGAAATACGGATAAATATTATCAGAAACTAGTATTCAAACATAAATATACGGATACTTATAATTATAATGTAATTTGCCAACCACCTTACTTTACAACAGAAAATCTTTATTCAAAGAAGGTCTTTATGTGAGAAACGCTGGGGCTGTCCATACTAGCAGAGTATCCGACTTTCAAAACTTCATCGGGTTCAATTACATCGCTTGTCGACGCGGATAGCACTGAGACATCTTATGCTGCTCACGCATTAAATATATATGATCAGTTAAGGGATGGAAATTATAATATTAATGTAGACCTTGCGTCTCAATACAATTTATTTATAGACAAGCAAATTGATAAAAATACAAAAATTAATACAATAGAATATTTAAGGCTCAGTGATGTGAATTCTTTTTTATATGGTTTAGATATAGATTTAATATTAAAAAAGAATGAATATTATCCAAACGATTATAAATATAATATTTTCTTTGCAACAGGAAAATACAATCAATTACTTGGGCTATTTTATCATTATTGTTGTAAAATAATAAGTTTAAAAGTAAATGATACTGAATTTAAATGATACGCGGTAGGCAATATTCAAACTTGAACGACAGAAAGTGGATAAATAATGGGATTAATTACAGCACCTTCTTCGCTTGTTGATGGCTATAAACCATTAACGACAGCTTTCAAACAAATTTATAAATCTCTTACAGCAGGCGAAGAAGATATATATATTCATACTTTAAATACGAATCAAAATATTATTAATACAACAGGAATAGCGGCAGGATATTTATCGACTCGTACTTTATGATTTAATGAAACTTTATCAAGTGCATCAGGTGGGCATTCGGACGGTTATCATTACAGATATATTTATAGTTTAGAAAAGTACAAAGAGCCTGATCACTTAATATCTTTGGATTCTGGATTAATCTCGTTGACGGCTTCTAGCAACCAATGAAGCGATAAGTGACTAACACATCAAATAAGTGTTTCGGGGTCATTAGAACCTTCTATAAGCGGCATCATGCATGCTACAAACTATATAACAAGTTGATCTAGTCATAGTTTTGATGGCCTTTCGACTATGGGAATGTCCGGACAGGTTTATGATTTAGATTTAAGTGCAAATATAGGCTCAGGAGCTTATATTCAACACGCACTGTCTGCCGATGGTTTTGCAGGAGCAACAGAAGCACATTGCACGGTATTTGACACAAATTCAATTAGCGGTATAGTCAAACTAGGGGCGATATATGACATAGATGATATTATAATTTGAAGATTTAAAGTGACGGAAGACTTACAAGGTTTAGTAAATTATAGCGCGAGTGCTTGATTTGAATATAACGATGAAGTTGGAATTGGTGGTTTTGATCTATCTTTATCAGCAGATCTAGTCACAGGCGAAAGAAGCTCAGAAATAGTTTCGATAACAAGTAGCCAGTATGCGCATTCTTTATTAGTTGCTGATGGAACATATGGTTGAGACGTAATAGATGGTGTATATACTATAGAAATAACATAATGGAATAACAAATGACTTATAATTTTATACAAAAATCAAGATTAGAAAATTATTCTACTACTGCAAAAAGTAATATGTATTCTCCATTTATTGAATTAGAAGCTGATAAATCCGTTCAGAAAAAAATAATCAGCGGTATAGAGCTTATAAATAACCAAACTTATGCATCCTTAACTTCTGAAAATACAATTCAATACTTTTCTTCTGCCATATCTTTATCTTTTTTGCCGTATAAAAATATGTTAGACCATTTATTTGGCGGTTTATTAGATTTATCTTGATTAGATACGGACATTCCAGTAACTATTTTAAATATTCAAGAAATTGGTGATGGGATGAAGCATAATTCGTTAACTATCGATACTATAAGCAAAAGTCTTACGGATGCGCCTTATACAAATAAGTCTAGAAACCTGGGTTATGTTCTAGAGTCTGGTTCTCCATATGATTTTGCAGGTTATATTCTTTATAATTACGGAGTTATTGTTTTAAGCGGCGCCCCGTTTAGTATCTCAAATTCGGATTGGAATGATAGTGATAGTTATATTCAACATTCGATAAATATAGATAATTATACTTTTAAATATGATTGCTATATTTCCGAGGAGACTAATTTGGCATCTATTAATATGTCTTATTATTCTGAAATAGATGAGGCGAATGAAACTATAACAGCCGCTCTTACTTCTTTTTGAGCAGGTTACAGCGAGTGATCAAACCTTACAATTACAGATAATGCTTCGGATTGATTTAATATTAATGATACTTCCGATTCCAACTTATACATTACTCAGCTAGGCTTATATAATGAAAATAACGAATGTCTAGCTGTTGCTGCATTAAATAGGCCGTTTAAGCTATATGACGGAATAGATTTAACCTTTAAATTAGAATTAAATATATAAATATATATTTAAAAATAGAGGGGAAAATATGTCAATTGTTTTGGGTCTCGATATTTCTACATCTCATGTAGGAGTTTGTGTTTACGATAATAAAGAAAATAAAATTTTAAAAATAGATAATATATTGCTTTCTAAATTAGTAAAAGATGGCGATATCTTTAAAAAAACCGCGATTTTTAAAGAAGAAATAGAAAAAGTATTCGAGGAATTTCAAATCAATAAAACAATTATTGAAAAACCTTTAGATGCATTTTCTATGGGCAGATCTTCGGCAGGCACTATTATTAAGTTACATAACTTTAATATTTTATGTCAGTATATTTTAAATGAAATGAACGTTAAATTTGAATCATTTGCTAGAACTACTATTCTGAAGAAAGTAACCGGTCGCGGAAGAAAGCCAAAGAAGTATACGAATATAGATACTAAAGAATGATTGGCTGTTTATTTTATTGCAGAGCAACCTGGCATCGAGTTGAAGTATTATAGCCGCGGAAAAAATGAAGGAAAACTTCACGCAGAATCTTACGATATGATTGATGCATGAGCTTGTTGTAAATTTGTAAAGCCATAAGTGGACAGTAAGTTTAAAAATTTTTATAGTTTGCTCATTTTTAAAAAAAATTAAGCCATTGTTATTTATAAGCTTAAAAAAAAGTTAATTATTTTAAAAATATTTATTTTAATTAAGAAAAACATGCCTATATATTATTAATTATAATATTTTAATATTATTATTTGGTCCTGTTTCAAAAGGGAAGCTTGCTTCCATTGTTTTAAGCGTTAGCGAAAAACAATTAATACAATGTTTAATAATAATAATAATAATTTACAATTTTAATTATTATATTGTAATCAATAAATTCAAAAGGGAAGCTTGCTTCCATTGTTTTAAGCGTTAGCGAAAAACAATTAATACAATGTTATAAGAGGTAATATGTTAGAAAACATTAAAGATTTACTAGAAGACAAATTAGGTTCTTCAGATGGAAATGAAAATCAATTAAAATTTCATTGTCCTTATTGCGATCATCATAATAAAAAATTAGAAGTAAGTATAGAAAAAAGTGTATTTCATTGCTGAATTTGTGATACTTCGGGAAGTTTGTCTAAGTTATTTAAAAAATTAGATATAAAATCCGATATATTAAAATCGGAAAAGAGTCTAACAGAAGATCTATTAGCTCAAGCTATATCTGAGTTATCTGAAACATCAACCGATAATAAAAGTTATTCTACTATACCAAATACTTATAAACCAATTAGGTTTGCAGATAAAACAAATAACTATAAGCAAGCATATAGTTATTTATTTAAACGTAAACTTAAGTTATACGATATGATTAAGTATAATATTCATTACGATACAGAACATTACAATATTTTAATTCCGTCCTATGATTCCAAAGGTAAAGTAAATTATACTTTTGAAAGAAGTACCAATACAAGTTTTAAAAAGAATCCAAGCGTATCAAAAAAAGATATTGTTTTTAACGAACTTTTTATAGATTGAAAAGAAGCTATAACTTTGGTAGAAGGTCCTTTCGATGCAATATCTGCTGGTAATAATAGCGTGCCTCTCCTTGGCTCCACTCTAGATGATGATTATTATTTATTTAAACAATTAATAAAACATAAACCTTGTATATATATTGCGTTAGATTATGACGCAAGAAAGAAGCAAGAGAAAATAGCGAATTTATTATATTCATATGGATTACAAGTTTATACAATAGATCTGCCTAAAGACTTAGATATCAACGAATTAGGTATGTTTAAATTTAATAAGTATAAACAAAATGCAAAATTATATACAGAAATGACAACGTTATTAACGGCATTAGAAACCTTATAGAGGGAATATTGAAAAAGAAAATAGTTTTTATATCAGACCTACACATACGAAACGTTTCAAGATTTAAAGAATACGCAAAAGCCTTTACCGAAACCGTTAAAGAAATTAAAAAAATTAAACCAGATTATATCGTCAATGGCGGCGATACCTTCCACCAAAAATTAACATTATCTCCAGAAAGTGTTTATTTAGCTAGAATATTTTTTACGAATTTAGGCAAAATCTGTCCTGTTTACTCTATCGTTGGCAATCACGATTGTAATATGAATAATTTAAATCGAATGGATGCTATATCTTCCGCACTAAAAGATATACCAAATAACATCGTCTTGAAGCATTCTGATATTTATAAAATAGATGAAGATCTAAATATCGGTTTGTGTTCTATCTTAGATAGTCCTTCTAAATGACCTTTCGATAAGTTAGATAAGACTAAAATAAATATAGCGGTATATCATGGCCCATTAATCGGAGCAGTAAATGATCAGAATTTTAAGCTAGAAAATTCAACTTTGAAACCTTCTTTATTTAAAAATTATGATTTTGTATTTGCGGGAGACATACATTCTAATTTTGCTTACGATAAGCTAAATAAAACTCCTAGAATATGATCTATAGGTAATTTAATTCAGCAAAATTTCGGCGAATCAGATATAAAAGGCTTCTTACTTTTAGATATTAAAAGTAAAGATGATTTTAATCTAGAATTTAAACAAATTAAAAATGATTACAATTATTTGACTATAAATTTAATAGAAGAAGATTTGGAGAATAATAAAAAAACAATCAATAAAGAATTAAAAAAACTTCATATAACCAAGCATACAAACTTACGCATTATATTTCATACTGAAAAAATAATAAGCGAAGATCACAAAAACAATATTAAGCATTTTATAGCAGATAAATATGGAATCGATGTTGCTTTTTCTGAAAAGAGCATAGTTGTCAATAGTAATGAAGAGTTACAGGATTTAGAGAACAAAACATTAAATTTTAATAACGTGACAGTACAAAATAAATTATTAGAAAACTACATCAAACATAAAGATGGCTATAAAAATATTTTAAATGACAAAGAAAAATTATTCAAACTAAATGAAAATATAAATGAAAGCTTAGGAAACGTTGATTCGGAACAAGATAATACAGATTGAACTATAGAAAGTCTGGCGTTTCAAAATATTTTCTGTTTTAAAGAAAACAATTTCATAGACTTTAATAATTTAAAAGGCGTCATAGGCCTCTATGGTCCGAATGCCTCGGGCAAAAGCAGTATTTTTAATATAATAACGTTTGTAATTTTTGGTAAGACCTTAAAAAAAACAAATATGCTAAACGTATTAAATCATGATTCAAATTCTGGTTTTATTAAAATTATACTTAAAAAAGGTGAAAAAAAATATAGAATTACTAGAATATTAAATTCTAATAAAAAAGCCTCGGCAGTTAAAGCTATTGTTAATTTTGAAGACTGGCGTAATGATGAATGAAAATCGTTAAACGAGGAAACACTTCCTCTTACAAATAAAAAAATTACAGATTTTTTTGGAGATTTAAATGAATTTTTAATGACGTCTATGAGCACACAAGATAATTATAATATTTTTATTGATCTTGGAAACACAGATAGAAAAGAAATAATTATGAGATATTTAGGATTGGGTATCTTTAATAAATTACATGAAAAAACGACAGAACAAATCAAAGAAGTAAAAGCGGTAATAGCATCTATTGATAATTTTGAAGAAGACTTGACAGAATTAAAAATCTATAAGAGAAAGTTGAAAGATTTAAAGTTAGAAGACGCATCAAATAAAAAGCAAATTAAAAAATTAATAAAAGAGATAATAGAGCATGAATCTGATAAGCTAAAAACCAAACAAAAAATTACTTCTATAATTATGCCAGTAGGTGGCACGGCCTCTTGTGATGATGGTATAATTCGTTTAAGTAGGCTCAAAAGCGAGATCTCTACAAAATTATCGCAAGCCGTGAATATAGCTAAAAATTTAAAGAATGAAAAAAATATAGATATTAAATTAGAACAAAAGCTGAAAGCTGATTATAAAAGATTAAACGAATCAAAAATAAGTTTTGAGACAGAACTCAAATTACTGAAAAAAGAAGTTTTAAATAATGATAATTTAGATATAGATTGCGATGTTATTTCATGTAAATTATTAATAGATCATAAAAAGAAAAAAGACGTCAAAGAACAGATTTTAGAAATAGAAAAGCATTTATTAGAATTACGCGCAGATATGGATAAAATAAAATCTAAGTTATTTAATATAAATGATTTACGGTCTAAAAAAGAAAATATTATTTCTTTAAAAGATTCACTTACACAAACTAAGAAAAAATTGGAAGAATTTAACGAAAACAAAAAGCTTTTAGAGAAGAATAAAGAGACGATTAAAAAGAATATTGTAATAGAAAAAGAAGTCGAATTATTAAACAATAAAATAAATACGGCGAAGATAGCTCAGAGTAGAAGCGAAACGGAAATGAGATCTAATAAAGTACTCAAAAAAGAATACGAAGCAAGAATAGAAGTCGTTGACGCAAATTTAGAAAACGTATCCAAGATGAAGAAAGAATACGAGATATTAGATACCTATAGGAATATAATCAATCCAAATGCGTTACCTAATACTTTGCTCCATAATTATTTAAATAAGTTTGAAACAGAAGTCAATAGAATACTTAATGATTCTACGAATCTATTTATTAAAACAGAATTAATTCGTAAAAAGAATAACAAGTCAGTTGATTTGGATATTCAATATAAAAGCAAATCTAGCTCTAAATTTTTGCCTATCGAATTAGCCTCCGGGGCAGAGAAGTTATTTTTGTCCATAGCAATTCGAGTAGGTTTAATTAAACTAACCTCTTTGCAAAAAACAGATACATTAATTATTGATGAAGGATTCTCGTCATTACATGCTTCAAATATAAGTAAATTAGGGCCTTATTTTGATACAATTAAAGATAATTTTAAAAGAATAATATTAGTGACCCACATCGAACAAATTCAAGATTTACCGGATACTATCATAAATATTAAGAAAAATGATAAAGGCGAGACACATATTAATATTTAAGTAAAAAAATATATATAAGTAATATAAAAGTTGTAATAAAGGAGCATTTAATGTCAAGCAAGAGTAATAATTTTAGCGTAGAGTTAAATTCAAAAGATAGAGATCAAACGGCGGCAACGGAAAAAATGATTCGTCTCTTTAATAAAAAATATAGAGAATCTGGTTTATTATATGAATTACGAGAAAATGATTTTTATGAGAAGCCTTCTGACACAAAACGTAGAATTAAGTCAAAGAAGAAGAAGATTCAAAAAATATATAAATTAATTAGAGCCGGAAAGCTTAAGGCAAAGAATAAACGTCTGCAACAAGAAGTAATGGATTCATAAAGGGTAATATTATGATTAGAAATTTTAAAGATATAACAATAAGTAATGGCACTTATGGAACCTCGTTAACTTTTGAGATATACGACGCAAATCAAGCCGATGAAGATTTAAGTCAATATAGTTCGGTAAAAGCTAAATTTTATACTTTGACAAACTCGCGTACGGAAAAATTCGGCGGCGCCTGTTCCATAGATGGTAATTTAGCGATGTATACTTTTCAAAAAAACGACTTAGTAGAAAATGGTATTTATAAGATAAAATTGGAATTGTTAAAGTCTGATTATAGAAACATTGTTGATATTGAATATAGTTTAATAGTAGAATAAAAGGTTTAGAAATGGATTTAAATAAGTTAACAAACTTCGAAAAAGAAAATAGAGATAATATACTTCGTATTGAAGAATTAATGGAAACAGCCGATGATAGAAAAACAATAGAAAATTTCTTTCAAAAGCAATGAGATAATTTAGACTATAAAAATGAAACTAGACCGGTAATAGTATTTTCTACGCCTTCCCAAACAGGAACTGATTGATTTAGATTGAGAGTTCCTCTTTTTAATTTATGGAAGAAACACGCCGATAAATATTATATCATCTATACAGACGATATTAATTTTAATATGTTAAAGTTTGCAGATATTGTTGTGCAACATCGGGCTGGAGCAAAACATATTATGATTAATGATATTATAGATAATTGACCCACAGGATTTAAGAGGCCGGTTATTATTCATGATGTTGATGATAATGAGCACAACTTGCCAGATTCGCATCCTTTAAAGAAAATGTGAATCGAAACCGGAAAAGATAAAATGTCAATGGGGCAAATTGTTCGAGCAGATAAGATCACAACTACTGGAAGAATTTTAAAGCGAGAATTTTCTAAATTAACAAATCAGAGTAAGATTGATATTTTACCGAATGCATTTAGATGGTCTGCTAAACAGTGACAAAAAGAAAATGAAGCAAAGCCTATTGAAGCTAAAAATAAAGTTACAGTAGGCTGATCGGGTTTGACATCGCATTTTCCGGACCTTATTAAAATGCTTAAACCTTTAAAAGAAGTTAAAAAGAACCTAGAAGAAGATGCCCATTTTATCATATCTGGCATGCCAATAGTAGATAAAATCAATGTCAAAAATCCAAAAACAGGACAAATATCGCAAAAAGATTCTCCAGAAAATAAGACTTATAAATATAGGCTTCGAAAAGGTTTTGATAGTTTCCCAGGATACGAGAAAGAATTGGGCGAAGAAAATTGCACATTCCAAGACGTAAAAGGCCTAGAAAATTATGGTGAATTTTATCATCAATATGATATTAATTTAGCTTATTTGGGCGAAAAGTCCACTTTTAATAGATCTAAATCTGCTATTAAAATTATAGAAGGTTTTGCCGTAGGAGCAATTAGTATTTGAACAAATTGGGGAGGCTATGAAGATTTCTTATATAACCTGCCCACAGATTTAAAAGAAGTCGCCGAAAAGCATATGGCCTCAAATAATGATGAAGAATTTTCTAAAAACATACTTTATTGAATACATAATGATAAAGAACGCAAGGTCTGATCGAAAAAATTTCAAGATTATGTTTTAGATGAATTTAATATTGAAAAAGTAACAGATCTTCGTGCTGAATATTTTGATAAATTATTAAATTAGGACATATATTATGAAAATGAGAATGGCAAAAGCAGACTTTGACGAATTACTTATAGAAAGTCAATTTGAATTAGGTCTGATTACAGAAGAGAGCAGTGTGGATATGTCCCAACGGGAGCTATTAGCTTTAAAGGCCCAGGCAATTAAAGAAGGCCTTACTGATTTTTTTAAGAATTTTAAGATTTCTGACGACCAAGTACAACTTAAAGCCGGTAATAAAGCTATTATTTCGGATGGAACGGGCACTTCATACCTTTTAAAATTTGAGGTAAACGCTTGGAATCCACCAACTGTTGGTGTAAAAGAATTTAAACGAATTGAATTACAAGATGAAGGATCGGAAGAACAGGAAGCTCAAGAAGAGCTTTAAACTAAAATGATAAAGCTTTCCATACAAGAAATCCTAGAAGAATTAACAGCACAAGAACTATCATACGGGCAAGGTAGTGACGGAGCTCTTATTGATAGTAAAGCGGAAGACGTAAAGTTTTCCGTTTTGCCTTTACAATATGATGAAGATAGTGGAACAATTAGATTTAAAATAAGTTCGATATCAAGATCGGGAATGCAACATAATACCTTATTCCAAATGGTTAATATGTATGATATTAAAACCGAAATTAAAAATTTAATTAATGAAGGCAAATTTATGATGGAAAACCTGTCAACTTTTGTTTCAAGGGCCATTTTAGGCAACATAAAATTACATTGTACATGCGAGTCTTATCAATATTATAGAAGCTATCAGCTAAGTCAGTTAGATGCCGCCGTTTATCCAGAAACAAGACCCCCAAAGAAAACAGATCCAAATTTGCAAAGAGTTCATCTTTGCCATCATCTTTTGGCGACAATTAGATACGTTCTTAAGGACGTTTCAAGAATGACGGATTTTATTATAGCTAATGATAATTTTCTTGGAAACATAAAGGAAACAAATCAAAATGAAGAAATTTAATGTAGAAATAGATTTTGATCAAATTTTAGCGGAAGTAAAAAATATTATCAAAGAGGGCGATGAGTTTTCAGGTGAAGATTTTAACGGAAGAGATCCTCTTGCCAGAACACCAGGAGAGGCAACGTTAATCAATGCCGTAACTGAATATTGTAATCAAACTGGCAAAGAATTATATAAAAATGATTTAGTTGCCATTATAGTTGGAATAGCGCAAGATTTTGATTCTACTGAAAAAATTGAACAATTAAAACGTTTTGTGAAATCATCAATTAATAGCAAGCAGCATGTGCGTGAGCCAGAAGGCGTTGAAAATTTAGAAGCCCCTGATGAAAGTCTGGCTGATGAACCTAACTTTGAAGATGACGAGCCAGAAGCTGAAGAAGGTTTCGAGAATATCGACGATGAAGATATGGAAGCTGTTGAAGAAGTTAGCGAAGGTGAAGACGAAGAAGACGTACTCAAATAAATGAATTTAAATAGAAGACTATCAAAAGAAGAACTTTTTGTTGTAAGTGAATTAACAAGATGTCGTAATTCTGTGCATTATTTTCTTGAACGATATTGCAAAGTTATTACAGATAAACCTGTCCCGCAGCCATTTATTTTATACCCCTTCCAAAAAACAAAATGTTTAAATAGTTGGCTTAAGAATGAAAGACAAATTATCGTAAAGGGCCGACAGACAGGTGTATCAACTGTAGCGGCAGGCTATGCCTTATGAAAAATGATCTTTGAAGAATATTTCTTAACATTAACTATCGCATATGATCAGGACTCAGCGGCAAATATTATTGCCAAGATGCAATTAATGATCGACAATATTCCAAAATTTATTTTACCAAAGCAAACTATCCAAAATAAGCTATCAGTGGGTTTTGAGAATGGCTCTGAGGCGAGAGCTTTAGCGCACGGTACTAAGAAAGGCAGATCCTTCGCTCCAAAACTCCTTATATTTGATGAGGGAGCTTTTATTGAAGGATTAGAAAAGCTTTATATAGCATCATCCCCTGGATTATCAAAAACAAAGGGCCAGCTTATAGTTATAAGTACGCCAAATGGATATGGTAATTGATATGCGAATACTTATTTTGGAGCTCCAGAAAATGGGTTTGTATCTGAAAAAATTATGTGGTATGAAATGCCAGAGAGAGACGAAGCATGAGCGACAAAAGAACGTATGCGTTTAGGCGATAGAGCCTTTGCTCAAGAATATGAGTGTTCGTTCTTACAGTCTGGAAATACCGTAATAGAAATGAAAGATATTTTAAAGCAGGAAGACGATAATGTAAGGCCTCCGGAACAAAAATTAAATATAACAGATAAAAACTTTATAGAATTAAATCATGAAGAAGAAATGTGAGTATGAGAAGATCCGCTGCCAGAAGCTGCTTATATCATCGCAGCAGATGTTGCAAGAGGTGATGGATTAGATAACTCTGCCTTTTCTGTCTGAAAAATACCTTCTGATTTAAGTTTTGATGTGGAAAGTGAAGCTGCCCCTGCGATACAAGTCGCAGAATTTTATGCTAAAATAAAAACAAATGATTACGGCAACCTTTTAAATATTATGGGTGAGAGATATAATAACGCAATAGTAATAGTTGAAAACAATGCAATTGGTATAGCCACATTAAATACTTTAACTGAATTAGAATATCCAAGATTATATCATACAGATAAGGCGGCGAAAAGAGTTGTTACATTAGACGAAGGTTTGAATGTAGCAGAAGATAAAATCCCAGGATTCACAATGTCGATGCGAACAAGAGCTGCAGTAATCGACAGTTTAGAAACTTTATGACGAATTGGTGCAATTACAATTAGAAGTAAAAGGCTGATCAATGAAGCAAAAACTTGAATTTGAAAGAATGGAAGAGCGGATCACAGCGAAGGAAATCATGATGACCTTATTATGTCTTCCGCTATATTTGCCTATCTATATAACACTTCGTTTAGACTGCGTGCAAAATTTGATAGAAAAATTGAAGCAACCCTTGATGTAATCCATAATAGAAATAAAAATTCGAACATAAAAACTCAATTTAAAAAATCGACCGTAAGAAATTCAAATCCATGAATTCTACAATACGGCGATCAAAATAAAGGATCTGAAGCTGATTCTTGAGATTTGAAAGAATTGATAAATAACAAGTAAATGCAAATAAAAGCAATCTTCTATATATAATTACACTATGATAAAAATAAGGTATTGATAGAAATGGCAAAAAATAGCAAAAGTTATAAGGCAGAAAAAATTCTGCCAGACGAAAATAAATATGTTGCCGACGTAAAAACCGAGCCCAAAACATCGAATCTATATAATCAATATAGTAAAGACACTATAAAAGCCTCGTTCCCTAAAAATACTCCAAAAGCAAAAGAAAATTTACATTTATCCCCTTCTATTCGAGATGAAAAAAAGTTATTCAAAAAACTTAAGAAGATGATTACCGGCCCAGATATTTTACCTAATTTAGATAAATATATTCAAGGTAAAATGACTCGTAAACAGGCGGAAAAAGTTGCAAGATATGAAGAATACTTTAAAAAAATTCAAAGTATGACATATTTTGGAGTTATGCAGAATGATGGTGATCGTAGACTTCGTTATATGGAATATGATCGAATGGAATGGATGTCCCCGGAAGTAGGAAGAGCCCTAGATGCATTAGCCTCTGATGCCACAACTTTGAACGAAGAAAATCAGGTTGTAAAGGTTATGTCGAAGCATGGCAAAATAACAGAAGAAGCCAATGATTTATTTAATAATATATTAGATATCAAATCAAATTTATTTTATTGAATAAGAGATACGCTAAAGTACGGAGATAGTTTCTTTACTTTACATATAGACGCCCATGACGGGATTAAAAAAGCAGTGCCAGCGCCAGTTGAGCAATGTGAAAGAGAAGTTGGATATGATGAGCAAAATCCATTCGCGCATAGGTTTAAAATTGCTGGTTTAGGTGAAGAATATTTGCAACCATATGAGGTTGCTCATTTTAGATTGAAAGCTTCTGTAGATTTTGGTGAATATGGAAAATCAGTTCTAGAAAATGCAAGGCGTATTTGAAGGCAATTAATTACAATTGAAGATAGTATGCTTATTTACCGTCTTGTCAGAGCGCCCGAAAGAAGAATCTTTTATTTTGACGTAGGTAATTTAAGTCCAGAATCCGTAGAAGCTGCGATTAACAAATACTCTTCTGAAATGAAGAAAGAAAAAATCTATGATACAGAAGGTAATATAGATTATCGTATGAGCCTTCAGCCGCTTCATAAAGACACAAAAGTACCTTTATTGGATAATAGAATTTTAACATTAGAAGAATTAGCAAAAGAATATGAAGAAGGCAAAGTTAATTGAACATATTCGATTGACGATAAAACCCATAAGCTAAAGCCAGGCAAGATTAAGTGAGCTGGGAAAAACTACAGCGACGCTAAGATCTTAAAAGTAGAATTAGATAATGGTAGTTATGTCCTATCGCATCCTTCACACCCTTTTATTCTTAGAGATGGTAGTTCGCTAGCCGCAGAGGATTTAAAGCCTTATATGAGCTTAATGCCGTTCTATTCGAAGATAAATAATAGCGGTTACGAAGAGACGTATGAGCCTGGGACTAATAAAACAAAAATGACGCATACATTTGTCGCGCGGGATACTTATAACGATGAATTTAAAGTTTTAGACGAGAATCACGAAACGAATGATAGAAAAAAGAAGAGTGTCCCAATCGTGCATCACAAAGGAATCACGGGTTGAAAAAATAATAAGCTAAATAATAGTCCCGAAAATTTAATTCCAATGAATTGGGAAGAGCACGCGACTTGACATAAAATTCAATGTAATTTGACGTTAAATAACCCCGAAGCTTTAGAAAAGCGTAAGAAAAGATTAATAGAGTATAATAAAACTAAAGCAAATAGTGATAATACAATCTATTATAATAAATTATATAAAAAAGCAGAACATATGGGAGAGATTTATAATAATTCTGAATTGCATAAATTTCATAATATAATTCGTAGAAAAGCTATGAAAGATCATTGAAAAAATGGAGGCCATAAAATCCCATCTGTGATTTTCGATAAGTATATTTGAAATAGTCTGAATGACGCCATAAATACTAATAAGATAATAAGTCAAAAGTCCGCAGTAGATTTTATTAATAATAATTTAATTGACTATTTAATTAAATTAAATCCAGCTTGTACGAAATTAATAAATAATAAAAAAATATCAAAAATATTAATAAAAGCAAAAATACAAGAATTAGGATTTAAAGATTTTGAAGATTATCATAAAAATAATATAATAAATCATAAAGTTAAATCTATTTCCGTATGGCACGAAACGGAAGATGTTTATTGTATGACAATTATAGGTGATAATGGCCAGAATGATAGACATAACTTTGCTATTATACCTGAAAATTGTATGGAAAATGATAAATCGAGCCCTTATAAGATGACCAGACATTCAGGTTTATTCGTAAAAAACTCGGTGGAAGAAGATATTTTTGTACCAACTCGTGGTGGACATTCTAATACTAAGATCGAAACCCTGCCTGCTCAGCAATGGGCCGTAATTGACGACGTTAAATATCTTCATGATAAGTTTATCGCAGCCTTAGCTGTACCAAATGATTATCTTGGCTACGAGAACTCAATGGGAAGCACAACGACACTGGGAAACCAAGATATTAGATATTCAAAGTTTGTTGAAAGAATTCAAAGATCTATTTTAGAAACGCTTAATGATATTTTAATGATTCATCTTTATATTAAAGGATATAAGAGCCTGGATCTATCTGAAATTGAATTAAGTTTAACTAACCCTTCGCATATAAATGAATTGCAACAACTTGAAATTTTAGCATCAAGATTCGACTTATATCAAAATGCAAAAGAAAATGGTATTTATAGCTCTTATTGATTAAAGAAAAATATTTTAGATTTAACTGACGAAGAAATCGAGCAAGAAGAATTAAATGTATTAAGAGATAATATTGTAGACTTTACAAAGATGCAGGCGCAAGAAGGTGTTTTATTAACTGTTAAAGATGTATTAGATTATAACAATACTCAAAATCAAGCTGCAGCTAATGCGATGGGTATGGACGCTGGAATGCCAGGCGGCGCCGGCGGAATGAGTGACTTTGGCCCTAGCGATGACTTCGGAGACATGGGAGGCGCAGATATAGGCGGTATAGAACCAGATATAGATACTTCTATGGGAGATGCCGAAGATCTAGCTGACGAAGTTGAAGACATTGATTTAGCAACTCCGGAAATTTAAAATGAATAATTTAAAAGAAAAATTAAATAAGCTGGACAGCAATCCTATAATAAAACACGCAAAGATTAATAAAACTTTACATCCAGATATATGAAAAGATGGCAAATTAGACCCTGAAGTCTGCGAAAAATTAGTGGGCATTGTAGGTTTCTTTTTGGCAGAAATGAATATTGAAGAATTTGAAAATTTTAAATTGGAAGATGTCATTTTTACCGGCTCGTTAGCTAATTATACATATACAGACTATAGCGATTTAGACTTGCATCTTATATATTCATTTAGCGGAGATAGCGAAGCCGAGGATATTTTTATTGATTTAATGCTTGCAAAAAAGACAATTTGAAATTTAAAGAATGATATAAATATTAAAAATTTTGAAGTTGAAATATATACGCAAACTATGGATGAAGATCATTTCTCTTCAGGTGTATATAGTATATTAGATAATAAGTGAATTATTCGTCCCGTAAAAAGAGAAGAAAGCAATATAGATATAAATAAATTATATCAAAAAGTAGAAATTTTGTCTAATATGATCGATAAGGCTGTAGAAAATAATAACGAGTTAGAATTAGAAAAAGTTTTTGATAAAATTAAAAAGCTTAGAAAGCAAAGCTTAGAAGAAGAAGGCGCTTTTTCTTCTGGTAATATGGTTTTTAAAGTTTTAAGATCTATGAAAAAAATAAAAAAAATAGTCTTGGCAATTAGTAGGATAAAGGTTGAAAAGCATTCACTAGTAGAAAAAACTGCGAGCCAGAAGAAAAAAGGTTTAAAAGAGCAGAAGCATCTGCAAAATAAATTAAATAATCTTGAAAAGAAGCGGGGAGCAGAAGAAGAAAAAGAATTATCAAAAAATAGAAGCGGGATAAGCCAACAATTAAAAAAAGACAAAGAAGATCAATGATTAGATAATTTAAATTTCAAAGCCGAACACGAAGATTTAGAACCGTTTAAAAAAGCTGAAGATCCTTCGAACGCGATATCAAAGTTAGACTGAGATAAAGAAGAATCGAATTTAAGTTTATTAGATAAAGAAGATTTTTACGAAGAAGATAAAGAAGAATTAGAGCAAGAACTAGATCCCGATCTGGAAGACAGCGAAGAATCTAATCAAGAATCTAATCAAGAATCAAGCAAATATGCTTCTGAAATTTTTAGGATTATCGACGCAATAGTAGATACTATTGATAAAATTGGAAACGAAATATCTCCAGATTCTATGAATGTAGGCGATAATTATTTTTATAAGAAAAATGATGGAGAAATTTCCAAAGTTCAAATCACAAAGCTTCAAAAAGATTCAGAAAAGGCTTTGATTAAAATTATTGAATCTGTAAACATAAAAGTTGTAAATGAAGATTTTGCCGTATTAAAACCAGACTTATATAAAACGCAAGCTGACGCAGAAAAGCAAGAGGCGTTGTTTGACGCTGATAATTTGGAAGATCTTTTAAATAAAATTAAACAAAGTTTTGGGCCTTTAAAAAATTGGTATAAATCATTTGATATGATTCTACAAAATCAGCCTGTAAAGAAAGCTGTAAAAGAAAATTTAAAGATAAAATTTAATAATTTAAATGAAACCGTTACAGATATGATTGCAAAAATACCGATTTTTAGCACTACTGTTTCTATAATTGTTGACTTTTTATCAGATTTATATAAGCTATTTAGAACCTTAATAAATGTTGCACCAATTAGCTTACTTAAAAGACTAGTCTTATTGTTAGAAGAATTAATTAATAGTATTAAAAAATTTAATGCTTATGCTGCAAAATCAAACAAAAACGTTGAAGAAATTTTAGAGACAAGTAAAGAATATGCGCAGAAGTTGATTGGGTTAAAAGAAAATCTGGTAAATCTAATTCAAGAGCACGAAGAAAAGCTTCAAGAATTAAAGCAACGCCATAAAAATAGACGCGAGTATACAGATGCCGCTTATTTAAAAAATAACAAATCTGATAATTAATAAAATAAATGATTTTATATATATAAATATATAATAAATAAGGACGATAATATGCGCCATAACAAGAAAACCAATATATATTTAATTTATAATAGTTTAATTCGAACTATTTCAAAGGCTATGACTTTTGAAAATATTGAAAATAGTAAAGATGCAATAATCGCTAAAGAAATATTATATAAATATTTTAAAAAAGGCGTATTAAAAGAATATATTCATGTCGGTAATATTATTAATAATAGTAATTTTTCTAAAACAGAAAAGCTTTTAGCCGTCGAAATGTTAAAAGAAACGGAAGGTTTTGTTCAGGCATTTGATACAGAAGATTATAGAACCGAAAAAATTAATTTACTCAAAGAGGTTAAAAAGTTTTTTAATCTTGATAAATTATTAGAATATAAGTTTATTAATTATAAGACGTTAGCTTCGATTCATATGTTTATTGAGCATAGTATGGGCGAAAAAAATATTTTTTCTATAGAAAATCAAGTAAAGATTCGATATACTTTAGCTGAAAATATGCTCAAAACGACAAAAAAGACAAATCAAGATGCATTGAATTATATTAAAGCTAATAAAATAGATGATTATACCCTAAAGCTTGCTAATACCGCTTTTGCTAAAAACTTAGAAAAGTTAAACGAAAGTGACAAAGTAATAATTAATAGCTATTTGAACGAAGACTTGCATTCTTATATAGCTAATGTAAGAAAAGCAATAAACAAGAATAGAAAACTAATAGAAGAATTTAATATTTATAATGACAATATTGAATTAAAAAAGAGACTGAATACAGTTCTAAAAGAAACTTTTAATATTAAAATAGATGAAGAAAATATTAATCAAATAACTGAAAAGTTATTCGATTTAAACGAGATAGTTACAGTTATAACAAAAAATACTAAGGAGTCTTATCATGAGTAACAAAAATGTTTTTGAAAATATCATCGAAGATATGCAAAGTAAAATCGAAGAGTTAAAAGCGATCGAAGATTGGAATCTAGAATCGGTTAAGCTAGTATGGGAAATCATTCTAGGTATTATTGAACGAGTCGAATTCTATTCAGAAGAATTAGAAACTATGACAGCCGAAGAGAAGAAAGATATGGCCGCAGAAGTTTTAAATAAACTAATTGATATTCCTTATGTTCCAGAATTTTTAGAAGAGAAGCTTTTTGATTTCGCAATTGACGGTCTTGTTCATGTATTAAATAACTTGTTTGGTCATAAATGGCTACAAAACGTAGAAATTAAATAATACAAATTTGGAAAACTAATATGCAGAAAAATGATAGTCGAATCTTATTAATAGAATCACCAATAGGTAATTCAAATTTAATAGAATTTAATAATAAAATAGTAACAGAAGCTTTTGGTAATATTAATTTACCAGAAGGTGTCAAAGATACATCTATTTTAATAAAAGGGCCTGTTCAGAGGGCCAATATTCAGAATAGAAACGGCAGAATTTATCCGTATAAAGTTTTAGATAGAGAATTAGGAAGACTTCAAGAAATTATTAATGTAAATGGTGGAATTCTTGGAGAGCTTGATCATCCTTCCGAGCCTGTTGTAGAAATGCAACGGGTTCCGATGGCTATACGAAAATTATGGTGAGATGACAAAGAAAAGAATGATATGATGGCCATTGCCGAAATATTAGATCCCGCTCTGAATCCTAATGCTGGAATAGCATTGTCTATATTAAATGCTGGTTTGCCACTGGGAATTTCTTCCAGAGGGCTTGGTAGTGTTGAATATCGAGATGGAATAGATGTTGTTTGTGAAGATTATGAAATGGTAACATGAGACCTTGTTTCTGACCCGTCAACGCACGGCGCAGTAATGAAACATTATAAAGCCAATAAAATTAATGAAGAAAAACGATCAGATATTCATTCTGATATAGTTAAAGAAATCAAACACCAGGGATTCGAAAATAAAATCGAACAAGAACTAGAATCTCTTTTAAACAAATTAATTTGGTAAATAAAATTTAAAAGGAATTCCTATAATGACGAAAAGTCTATCAGAAATAAAAGATGAGTTAGTGAATAATATTTCTCTGGCCACAACGAATGATTTAGTAAACTATTATGATATAATTTCAGGATCAAATTTTTCTGAAAAAATACAATCAAGATTCGTTAATGAAAACAAATATTTGGATAAAAAAATTCGAATGGCAATTTTTCAATTGATTAGAGAATGTTCAAAAGATCAAATAGAAATTCTTTATGAAGTTGTATTAGGCGAAGATGTTGAAACAGTTAGAACCCCAGAAAAAAAATCGTATCAGCCAAAAATAGATGCTATTATTAAAGAAATTGATAAAGAATATAATCTAAATGATTATGAATATAATATTTCTGTTGGTATACTATCTTTAGATATTGCTGAGACTCCTGAACATCCTTGGATGGATATCATGGATTTTATTTATGAACGCTTTATTGATGCCGAAGATGCAAATTGAAAATATATGGGTCATAGCGGCGGTGTATTAAATTTACAACTTATTTTTGATAAAACTACAAAAGAAGAAACACAAAAAGAGATTACAGACGATATAGAATATGATAGTTACAATGATGATATGGAAAAAACAAAGGATCTAAAAGAAAAAGATTTTAAAGATCCAAACGAACAACCAAAAGATGAGGTTAATAAATAATAATGAAGATGTCTGAATTAAACAAATTAATTGAAAAGCAAGTAACTAAGATCTTAGATGAATATTCAAATGATCTAGCAGATGTTATTAACTAAGCCATAGATATTAAATTAAGTAAAATGCTATTAAAAGA